CTCGGCGGACGATCCTGAGTCCTTACGCGGCCCGCAATTCTCCGCCGCCTGGTGCGATGAGCTGTGCAAATGGCGCCGGCCGGAAGAAACCTGGGACATGCTGCAATTCGGCTTGCGCTTAGGGACAAGCCCGCGCCAGGTCGTGACTACGACGCCACGGCCGACCAAGCTGCTGAAAGCTTTGATCGCCGATCCGCAGACAGCGGTGACGCGCGTCTCAACGGCGGCCAACGAAGCCAATCTCGCGCCTGGCTTTCTCGATGCGATCGTCGGACGCTATCGCGGCACGCGGCTCGGCCGGCAGGAGCTCGATGCCGAGCTGCTTGAGGACCGCCCCGATGCGCTCTGGCCGCGCGATCTGATCGAGCGCGCCCGCGTGCGCGTGACGCCTGAGCTTCGGCGCGTGGTGGTGGCTGTCGACCCGCCGGCGTCGAGCGGGCCGCATGCCGACGCTTGTGGCATCATCGTTGTCGGACTTGGGGAAGACGGACGGGCCTATGTGCTCGCCGACCGGACGCGGGAGCGGGTGAGCCCCCTTGAATGGGCGCGTGCCGTGGTCCGCGCCTATCGCCGCTTCGAAGCAGACCGCATCGTGGCCAAAGTCAATCAAGGGGGCGAGCTGGTCGAGACGGTCATTCGACAGGTCGATGCAAGCGTGCCGGTGCGCTCCGTGCGCGCCATGCGCGGCAAGTGGCTGCGCGCCGAGCCTGTCGCCGCACTTTACGAGCAGGGACGCGTGGCGCATGTCGGCACGTTTCCCGAGCTCGAGGACGAGATGAGCGATTTCGGGCCGGACGGATTATCGGGGGGCGCGAGCCCTGACCGCGTCGATGCGCTCGTCTGGGCGCTCACCGATTTGATGCTGCGCGGGCTGGCCGAGCCCCGCGTCCGCTTTGTGTAACGCTCGTCATGGCCGGGCTTGTCCCGGCCATCCATGATCACTGAGTCCAACGACAGTGCGGGTGTTCTTGGATGCCCGGCACAAGGCCGGGCATGACGAGGAGAATTTGGTGAGGTCAATGGCAACGACACTGCGCGAGAGACTGGCGAGGCTCCTCGGGCTCGAGGCCAAGGCAAGCCGGACGGCGAAGCTGATCGCCTGGGCTGCCGGCGGCCAGCCAGTGTGGACTCCGCGCGATCTCGCATCACTCGCTCGCGAAGGCTTCGCCAAGAACGCCGTCGTCTACCGCTCGGTGCGCATGATCGCTGAAGCGGCGGCAAGCGTGCCGCTCTTCCTGTTCGACGGCGAGAGCGAAGTCGACGAGCACCCACTGCTTGCGCTGCTCGCCAAGCCCAACCCTGCGCACTGCGCGCCGGATCTGTTCGAGGCTTGGTATGGGCATCTGCTCGTCGCGGGCAACGCGTATCTCGAGGCCGTCACCGTCAACGGCGCTTTGCGCGAGCTGCATGTGCTTCGCCCCGACCGCATGAAATTGGTGCCTGGGGCAGATGGCTGGCCCGAGGCCTACGACTATACGGTCGGCGGCCAGACGGTGCGCTTCCGCCAGGATGGGGACGGCGTGCGGCCGATCCTGCATATGGCGCTGTTCCACCCGCTCAACGACCATTACGGCATGAGCCCGCTCGAGGCCGCGGCCGCCGCCATCGACATTCACAATGCGAGCGGCGCGTGGAACAAGGCGCTCCTCGACAATTCCGCCTGCCCCTCCGGCGCGCTCGTCTATAGCGCCAAGGACGGTCAGCTCACGCCTGAGCAATTCGAGCGGCTGAAGGCAGAGCTCGAAGCGAGCTTCCAAGGCGCGAAAAATGCCGGCCGGCCGTTGCTGCTCGAGGGCGGGCTCGACTGGAAGGCGATGGCCTTCTCGCCAAAGGACATGGATTTCATCTCGGCGAAGCACGTCGCCGCGCGCGAGGTGGCGCTTGCGCTTGGCGTGCCGCCGATGCTGCTCGGCATTCCCGGCGACAACACCTATTCCAATTACGCAGAGGCCAATCGCTCATTCTGGCGGCAGACAATCCTGCCCCTGGTGACGCGCACGGCGAAGGCATTGTCTGGGTGGCTCGGGCCTGCCTTCGATGAGGGCGCGAACCTCGAGCTTCGCCCCGACCTCGACGCCATCGAGGCCTTGAGCACCGAGCGCGAGGCGCTCTGGGAGCGGGTGAGGGTCGCCGATTTTCTCACTATCAACGAGAAGCGCGCCGCCGTCGGCTACGAGCCGGTTGAGGGCGGGGATGAGCTCGCTGCTGCGGCTCAGCAATGACCTCTGGTCATGGCCGGGCTTGTCCCGGCCATCCACGATTTTGTTCAGCGGCCCCGAGACGTGGATGCCCGGCACAAGGCCGGGCATGACGAGAGTTTGGTTCAAGGACAAAAAAATGCTGGAACGCTTCGGCGATAACCTGCCGGCGCGCGAGGTGAAGTTCGCGCCCTGCGACCTGAAACGGGTCGAGGCCGACGGCACCTTCGCAGGCTACGCGAGCGTGTTCGGCGAGGTCGATCTCGGCCAGGACCTGGTGATGCCCGGCGCCTTCCGCGAGAGCCTTCGGGCCCGGGGCACACAAGGGGTCAAGCTTCTGTTCCAGCACGACCCCAACGAGCCGATCGGCGTGTGGCTCGAGCTTTACGAGGACGCCAAGGGCCTGTTCGCCCGCTGGCGCCTGATGCCGGAAGTGGCGCGCGCCCGCGAAGTGCTGAGCCTAATGCGGGCCGGCGCGCTCGATGGGCTCTCCATCGGCTTCCGCACCGTGAAGGGGCGCACCGACCCCAAGAACGGCGTCCGCCGCCTCGACAAGATCGACCTCTGGGAAATCTCCATCGTCACCTTCCCCATGCTGCCCGAGGCGCGGGTGAGCACGGTGAAGCGGCGGGGAGCGCTAGGCGCAGATAGCGCGAGCCTCGCTCGCGCCTTGCATCGCGGCGCCCGCGTGATGCGCGCGAAATAACCGAAGACGCAAGAGATGGAGTCCTTCGCGGCGAGCTGGGAGGTCGGCGCGCGCTGCCGACGCCTGAGCTGGCTCCTGCACGCGAGTGTGGTCGAAGCCAAACACGCGCAGCTCGCCCGCGCCTTCAAGGCAGGCTTCAACCCAAACCAGCCGCGCGTACCGGCGGGTAATTCAGACGGCGGGCAGTGGACGGGTGGAGGGGGTGGCGGACAGACGCAGGTTGCTCAGAACCTATCTCGACCGGCTCGTGGTTCAGGACTGGTCCGCCTCCGGAACGGCCAGCTTGTTGAGGCGACGCCGGCACAAGAAGCCCGCCTCGCGGTTGCTCAGGCGCGAGCGGAGGCACGGGCGGCCGAGGTCCGCCAACTCGATCCGACTTGGCGGCCAACACCGAGCTTCACCGAAACTATTGAAGGAGAAATTCTAGGGACGTGTGAGACCCGCGATCCAGGAACGCCATCGGGGAACTTCGTTCCTGATCATCAGCCACCAAACGCGCTAAATTCCTCCCAACAGCCGCAACGACTTTATCCTCAATGCCTGGGCTGCAGTCAGGGCCAAGGAGGCTGGACACGCTCGCTGAAGAGGCCGCGCTAGAATGCATCACTCAATCAGAGTCGCTCCATCAAACTCAATCGTTTTTGTGTCCGACTCGAGCGGAGGAGAACCACCTGTACCGGTGTGGGGAGCGATGATCTTGTCGACGCCTTCCTGCATTTCAGTCGGATGCTTTCCAGAAGTAGATGGAGAGACAGAGATACTTCTAGGGCCCGTGCTTGAAGTTGATCCGGGTGACCTGCCCGCTTTCTCAGGTACGTTGGAAACGCCGAATCACGCTGTCGCCGTTACGACAGTCGAAGGCCATGCAATCTTGACAATTCCCGTTCAAAGGGCGAAGACAGGCGTGCGAATCTGGCTCAGTCACCCGCGCTGGCCAGAGAGAGTCACAATCGGCGTGGAGTAGGTGCCGAGGCGGTACAGCCGATTAGGCGCGCCGGCCGGTGTTGTCTCGATTGGCCAAGTGCCTCGAAACGACGAAGTTATTCATCTGGGAGCGCCCTGCGCTCAAAATCGAACATTTTGTAACGCGGATGACCGGGGAAGGGCCGGGCATCGCTTCCTTGCACCTTTGCGAAGACTGGCCCCCAGAAAGAGGATGACATGAGCGAACAGCATTTGACCGAAGACATTTCCCCCGAAGACATCGAAACCAAGGCCGCGAGCGACGCCGCCGCGAGTGGCTCTGGCGACGACGTGGCCAATGCCTTCGACGACTTCATGCGCGCCTTCGAGGCGTTCAAGGCGACCAACGAGGAGCGTATCGGCCAGATCGAGGAAGCGTCTGTCGGCCGACGTGCTCACATCCGAGAAGCTCGACCGCATCAACAGCGCGATCGACGAGCACAAGGCGATCGTCGACGAACTCGCGCTGAAGTCGGCGCGGCCGCAGCTCGGGGCCTCGACCTTCCGCTCGGGCTCGACGTTGCAGCACAAAGCGGCTTTCGAGGCTTATGTGCGTCACGGTGAGGCCAACGGGCTGCACAGGCTCGAGGAGAAGGCTCTGTCGGTGGGCTCGGGTCCTGACGGTGGTTATCTCGTGCCGGCGGAGACGGAAGCCGCAGTGACCCGGGGGGTGAAGAACATCTCGCCGATCCGCGCGATCGCCGGTAACCGCGTGGTGAGTGCTTCCGTCTACAAGAAGCCCTTCGCTATCACCGGGCCTTCGACCGGCTGGGTCGCCGAGACTGCGACCAGGCCTGAGACCAATTCGCCGACGCTCGCCGAGCTCACCTTCCCGACCATGGAGATCTACGCCATGCCGTCGGCGACGCAGACGCTGCTCGACGATTCGGCGGTGAACATCGATGAGTGGCTGGCGGAGGAGGTGCAGATCGCCTTCGCCCAGCAGGAAGGCACGGCCTTCGTCTCAGGCGACGGCACCAACAAGCCGAAGGGCTTCCTCGCCTATACCAAGGTCGCCAACGGCTCGTGGAGCTGGGGCAATATCGGCTATGTCGCCACCGGCACCGACGGCGCCTTCGATACCACCAATCCGAGCGACGATCTCATCGACTTCATCTATGCGCTGAAGTCGGAGTACCGTGCCAACGCCCATTGGGTGATGAACCGGGCGACGCAGGCCACCATTCGCAAGTTCAAGGACGCCGACGGCAATTACATCTGGCAGCCGGCGGAGCGGGCGGATCTTTCGCCGACGCTGATGAACTATCCGGTCACTTAATCTGAGGACATGCCGAACATCGCCTCGGGCAGCTACTCGATCGCCTTTGGCGATTTCCAGCGCGGCTATCTCGTGGTCGACCGCGCCGGCATCCGCGTGTTGCGCGATCCTTATTCCGCCAAACCCTACGTGCTGTTCTACACGACCAAGCGCGTCGGCGGCGGGGTGCAAGACTTCGACGCGATCAAGCTTCTGAAGTTCGGTACCTCGTAACGGAAAGCCTGGCCGGGCCGGCGGCTGCGCCTTAGCGCCCCTCCCACGCGGGCGCGGCCGCCACTTTATTCATGCGCTACCGCGCTTCGCGCTACTTGAGCGCGTCTATCGATGCGCTACTGCGCTTCGCACTACTTGAGCGCGAGAGCGACTTTGCTCGAGGACAATCAGTCATGGCGCTTGTGATGACGGCGGCCGCTGCCGTCGAGCCGATCAGCCTGGCCGAGGCCAAGGCGCATTTGCGCATCGATGCGAGCGACGAGGATTCGCTCCTCACCTCGCTGATCACCGCAGCACGGATGTTCGTCGAGCGCACGCTGTCGCTGGCGCTCATCACCGAGAGCTGGTCGCTCTATCTCGACGGCTGGCCGCGCAGCGGCACTATCGTATTGCCGATCCAGCCGGTGCAGGCGGTGACGGCGGTCAGGGTCTATGACCCAGACGACACGCCGACCGTCGTGAACAGCGAGACCTACTCCGTCGACGTGCTGTCGGAGCCGGCGCGGCTCGTGCTGTCGGCAGGTGCCGTGCAGCTCTCGCCGGCGCGCCTGCTCAACGCCTTTGAGGTCGCCTTCACCGCGGGCTACGGCGACGAAGCCACTGACGTGCCGGCGCCGATCCGCCATGCGCTCAAGCTGCTCGTCGCCCATTGGTTCGAGCATCGCGAGCCGGTGGTCCTCGGCGAGTTTCCCCAGGAGGTGCCGGCGACGGTCGCAGGTCTCCTCTTGCCTTATCGGCGGGTGAGACTGTGACCGAGCTCCGCCCGAGCGATCTTCGCCACCGGCTGACGCTCGAAGAGTTGAGCTCCGTCGCCGACGAAGGCGGCGGCTTCACCGAGAGCTAGATCACGGTCGCCACGCTCTCCGCTGATCTTCGCCCGATCAGCGGTGACGAGCGCTTTGAATCCGACCGGCTCGCCGGCAGCATCACCCATGAGGTGAGCTTGCGCTATCGGGCAGGGGTGGTGCCGGCCATGCGCCTCCGCAAGGGCGCACGCATCTTCCAGATTCTTGCGGTGATCGACGTCGAGGAGCGGAGGCGCTGGCTCAAATGTTGGTGCGAGGAGCGTGAGCTGTGAGGCCTGCTCTGGAGATTCGCGGCCTCGATGCACTGCAAAAGCGATTCGCTGCACTCGGGGCGGTCAAAAACCTCGGACCGGCGCTGCGCGCCGAGGCCGAGGCGGTGGCCGATGCCGCGCGCGAAAGACTGCGCGAGCGAGATCCAGAGAGCCGGCTGGCACAGTCCATCAAAATCATGGAGTTAGAGGGAGGGGATGAACCGGCATTTGCAGTCGGAACCGACGATCCGGAAGGGTTCTTTCTGGAATTCGGCACGGCCAGGAGACGGGCGTTTCCCTGGCTTGTGCCAGTTTTGCACGCTCGTTTACCGGCTGTTAACCATGCGGTCCGAAAGGTGATCGCGGCGGCTTTGAAAGCGTCGGCCAAGGTCTGATCATGGGGCACCAAGAACTCGCATTGAAGGGGCAGCCCCGCCACCCCATATGGTTAACCGGTGGTTGATGGAGACTTGCGATGACGGCAAGTACAGGTTGGTCGCTGCAACGCGGCATCTACCAGGCGCTGGCGAATTCTTCCGAGCTCGGCGCTCTCCTCGGCGGCACCCGCATCTATGACGATGCGCCGCAAGCCGCGAGCTATCCCTTCATTACTCTCGGCCAAAGCCTCGTTCGCGACTGGAGCACTGGCACCGAAGACGGGGCCGAGCATTTGCTGACCCTGCATGTCTGGTCGCGCGCCGGCGGCAAGAAGCAGGTGCACGACATCATCGAAGCGATCAAGTCGACCCTGCATGACCAGCCGCTGACGCTCGTCGATCACGACCTCGTCAATCTACGCCACGAATTCTCCGAGGCGCGCCCGGATCCTGACGGCGACACCTATCACGGCATCGTGCGCTACCGCGCGGTGACCGAGCCGGCCCAGGCCGAGGCGGCTTAACAACCCAAATTGGAATCAACATTGTCATAGCCGGGCTTGTCCCGGCAATCCACGTAGTCCTTTGCTCCGACTCATGAAACCCGTGGATGCCCGGCACAAGGCCGGGCATGACGAAGCAAGAGCGGGTCATAGGTCGCGATGTGCGTCCGCTTGCGCTATAGGAGGCTCTCCAAAACGCAAGCGGGGGTAATGCAAAGCCAAATGGCGCCCTGGACGACACTGACGGAACTCTTCGAGCGCCTGACTCACCCTGAGGCGCGTGCCGGAAATTTGCGCGAGGAGGAGTTGCGGCTGGCCGCTGCAGCGTTGCTCGTTCACGCGACGACCATCGACGGGGAAGTTGCCCCCGAAGAGCGGCGCAAGCTCAAGGCCCTGCTGCAAACGCATTTCGGGCTCGGCGACGATGAAACGCGCCAGCTCATTCGCGAAGCGGAAGTCCGCGAGCACGACGCCGTCGATCTCTACCGCTTCACTAGCATCCTTTGCGCCCAGCTCGACCAGGAGGGCCGCAAGCAGATCATCGAGATGCTGTGGGAAATCGCCATGGCCGACCGCGTGGTGCATGAGTTCGAGTCGAACCTCGTCTGGCGGGTGGCTGAGCTGCTCGGGGTCTCGGCCCGCGACCGCGTGCTGTTGAGGAAGATGGTGGCAAGCCGGCTTGGCGTGGAGGCGGAAAGCTAGACGCCACAAACGGGGGTACCACTCACCGA